CTCCGATTCTAATTTTATAGTCTCTTCCAGATCTGAAAAACCCTTCTTGAGCTCCTTTGCTTTATCTTGAACGTCGGCAATTCTATTTACACGAAACTCTTCTTCTATATTCTGACTACATGTAGGACATACCGTATTCTCTGTGAAAAACTTATGCTCTTTGGTAATCGTAGATACTTTCTGAGTAATTTTACCTTTAAGATTGTTTAGTTTCTTTAACTTTTCAGAAGCACCAGTAACCTCTTCTTGTTTTTTAATAAGATCTGAAATATCTACATCCAAGATCTGATTTTTCTGAATATGTGCATCAGATTCCAGTGCCAGAGTGACAATTTTACCTTTACTGATTTTAATATTTGATTTCCCCTGATCCTCCAATTCTTTAATAAAATTTTCTTGCATAGACATCTTATCTTTAATATTATCTTTTTTTAAATCAAGTGTTTTTATTTGTTCTCTTTGCGTCCTCATATTTTCTCTAATCAAATTATTCATAGCAGAGAAGATACGAATGTCTAATAGATCCTCAATAACCTCCCTACGATTAGCACCAGTTAATTGCATAAAGGGAACAAATGTACTACTTCCCAATATGACGATTTGTGTAAAAGACTTATAATTTACCTTCAGAATATTCTCTTCTAATATTTTTTGATTGGTTCGATCATCAGCCTGTTTATGAAGTGGATTTCCATTAACCTCAATGTCAAATATATTTGGTCTGATCCCTCTTCTAACCAAATACTCTCTACTATTAACAATAAATTCTATTTCGACAACACAATCTTTTTCATTGACGGTATTAATTAACTGACCCTTATTAATTTTACGAAAAGGTTTATTAAACAAAGCAAAGGTAAGAGCATCCAACATAGTGGATTTACCAGCACCATTTGTACCAATAATAAGATTAGTGTTATATTGTTGAAAATCTATTTCAGTCCAGTTATTACCAGTGCTTAGAAAATTTTTCCACTTAATTTTTTGGAACGTTATCATTTTTGGGGGGAATTACAAAATCATCGGGGGTTATTACACTATACTTGTAATTGTGCATTTTACAAGTTTTTAATGCAAGTTCATCATCAACTTCAATAACGTCCATTTCTCTATTATATGGATCGGTATCTGCGTCTTCTAACATCATAGCATACCTTAGGGCATCATCTTCCTCTTCAAAAAGAAATAAGACTTTATCACCATACCTGTCTGGAACAGCATAGGCACCTTCATCTTTTTTATCTTTAAGAGTTAGAAGCCACATTACTCTACCTCACAAGCCTTTGCATATAAATCTCTAAAAATATCCTTAATAATGTTTTTATCCAAATCAAACTCCGACTCATCAATATATCTATTTAATATTGATAGAGTATTCTCTTCCTCATCTATCTCAAAATCTCCAGTTTCCTGAATATCAAAATTCTCAACAATTTTTAATTCATGAACTCCAGATGAATATAACTTATCGATAAACTTCTCAAACTCTTTAGGATGAGATTTTTTACGAACAATAACTTTTACAATTTTATTTTCATATTGAGTAACATTAAATAACTTGTAATTGGTATCATCATAATAGATATTATAAAATAATCTATGTGGATTATCAATTGGAGTATGCTCTAAGGTTTTAGTGTCAAATATATGAAATCCTCTGGGGTCATTTACATCATTCCAGAACATCTCATAGGGATTACCAAGATAATAAATCTTACCATCAGTAGATCTGGTATGAAAATGTCCAGAAAATACCTTCTCAAACTTATCAAATACTCCTATATCCATACCATTTTCCATGAGATGGCCACGAGTTGCCTTAAAGCCATTTAACTCAAGATGTCCCATGGCAATCTTAGCTTTGGTTTTTCGAATCAAATCACAAGTCTCATCATAATTCTCAGTATTAATCCAAGGAAGCATTAGAATTTTTAATTTATCTAATACAATTTCTGTTGCTTTCGTAAAGATTTTAATATTAGGAAAACTTCTCAATAACAATTCAGGAGAGTTGACGTTATTGGTATTCTTATAATAACAATCATGATTCCCAATAGAAGTATAAACCTTATACTTCTTAAGTGGTTCGAATACTACTCTCTTAGACCACTCAAGACTCTGAAGATCTATTGCTTTCCTACTATCGAATATATCACCCATATGAATGATAGTATCGACTTTATGCTCCTCTAATGAAGGAAAAAAGACATCACGATAAAATAGTTCGAAATAGTCATGAAGATACTTAGAACCCTTTCTAGCCCCGTAATGAGTGTCTGTTATGATTGCAACTTTCATCGATTACGATATTGAATGTTATCCTTAATAGTATTGTATTCTGCATTTGATCCAGCTAATGAATTGTCATCCACTACCATGACTTCATCAAATCCAGTCTTCTCAATGATCTTTGTTTTAATATCTAATTGTTTTTTCTCTTTTTGTATTCTTCTGAGAAACGCATAATGTATAATCTGCGTAAAGTATGCAAAAGGATTACGGGATTTCTCAGGATCAAAATTATGTATGTACTGAACGCAATTTTCGATTCCATCTGATATCATGTCCTCACGGAACATATAGTTTACAAAGTTTGGTTTATATGACAAGTGTGTTGCTATCTTTAAAAAACAAGAACCAAGATAGTTCGGTATGGGTGGTTTACCCTCCCATGGTCCAGACTTAGGAGGTTCTTTATCAGGATACTTTTTGATAAATGCTTCTCTAGCTATAGCAACTTTTCCTCTATAAACAATCATTGCTTCCAGCAACTCCTTGTTATTTACATAATGTTCCGTCTTTTTTCTAGGCATAGCATCGGAGTTCCCGTTTTGTTAATTGTTCTTATTATATCACAAAACTTAGGCCTTGACAAGGTACGCAAATTTCAGTAGAATAACCTTTGTGAGGGTTGATGGAGATATTAGCTCTCTTTGTTTGGTTTTATATTAAATAAGGCTTCTAGTTTTTTACGAGCATCTTTTACTGAAGAGATGTAACCCATATTAGAATCAAGAGATACTTCTCCACTGGAAGGTATATGTGGAGGGACAGGAGATTCTAAATCTTCAGAATTGTAATTATTATAAATGTCAATAATTTTTTGATTATTAGTTTCTGTTATTGTTATAATTTTATCCAATTTAATCATAAAAATATCTTCATCTGTTAATTCTATCCAAGGTCTTACCTTAATAAAACTTGCATTGGCATAATTGTTCATCTTAAGTATCAAAGGTTTTTGTAATATGACAATAGGATCATTATCATTATCATCTACAGACACCAAAGCCATTACTTCTTCCCCTGAGACCATTTTTATTATTGCATAAAATTCTTCTTCCATTAGTTTTTAAGTGGGATGTTGACTATATCATAGTTGAAATTTTCTTCATTATAAACTTTAATCCTCTCTATTAGGTGATTCAAAGTATAATTTTTTCTTGATTTGTAACTAATATCGTCAGCAATGTCATAGAGAGTTGCTTTTGTTTTATTGTCTCCTTTCCTAAGGACTCGTCCAATGGACTGGAGATTTCGTATTCGTGATTTGGAAGGAGAAGCAAAAATAACATTGTGGAGATTTTTTATATTGATACCAGTGGAAAATGTACCATATGAAGCAACAATAATTGCATTGTTCTCACGTTCGGTTATTTGTCGAACTTCTTCTCTATCTTCAGTATCCACTCCACCATGAATAAAAAACACACGACGATTTTCTATAGTATTATTATTATTTATTAATTCATATAACGGTTCACCATGTGCTTCGACTCTAGCATAGAGTATGAGTGTATTACCTTTCAAATCTAAAGCAAGATTTTTAATAAAGTTATTTCTACGATTATGAGTAATAATATACTGAACTTCCTCCTCAAAATTCTCAAATTTATTTGGTGGGTGTTTCAATAGAAGCACATTAATGTCTAATGTAGCAAGATGACCTTTCTTCATGAGTTCATCAGTTTTAATGATCTTGTAGGAAGGTCCAAACAATCCCTCAAGAACCCATTTATGAGTTTCGGTTCCATCTAAAGTTCCTGTGAATCCATAACGATACTTAGCATCCGCAAGTTTTGTCATTATAGATATTAATGATTTTGATTTAAACTGGTGAGCCTCATCCCCAACCACAACAGAGAATCTCTCAAAATATTTTCGGGGAAGTTTGTAGATTGATTGCCAGGTAGTAATAATGACTTGAGAGTCCGTCTCTCTTTCTTTTCCTGCGTATATCTTGTGGCAATATGAACCAACGTCCCACCCATAATCTGCAAAATCTTTATACATTTGCTCTACTAGGGAAGTCGTCGGAACGACTATCAGAGTATTTTTCTTGTTCTCAACAAAATATCTCACAATCGAATATATCATCAGAGACTTTCCTGAGGCAGTTGGGGATATCAATAACTTTCTATTATGCCTTAGAGCGTCGTATACTCCATCTATCTGGTACTCTCTGGGAGCGTACTTTGAAATAGCATTCATATAGTCTTTAACACCTTCCTTTGATATCCCTTCATTTACTTCAAAGGGAGTACCATAGTGTTTGCTATCTTTAAATTCGTAAGTATATCCGTGATCTTTAGAAAATTGTATTATTCTATCTAACAACCCAACATATATGTCACCTGTTTGAGTGCTGAATAATCTTATCTTACCATCCCAAAACTTCTTTTTGTATGCTGGAGAAAAACTTGCACCAGGCACATCAAAAGTAAATTGGTCTGCTAATTCATAATAGATATGTACTTCTGCATCTATATGAAGATAAACTTCATTCTTCTTTGATATAACCAAATGGGACATGACATAATCTTCATCTAGAAATATTTAGTACCCTTTGTCAAGTTATGTTACATACCTGCTTGAAACTTATTCCATTCTATTGCATTCTTAATCTGAAATGTTCTATTAGAAACGTTTTTAATTATTTCTTCTAAAAATTTTAGAGTAGCATCATAATATCTTATCTTTAAGTCTAACTTAGTTAATTTATCATCTGCGTCTAAATGCCTCTGTATCGCATCTTTTTCTCTAACCTTATACGGAAATGGTTCTTCAGCATAGACCTCTGCTGTTGCCT